GTAACAAATGAAAAAAGAAACCAATTCATCAAAGACCTCGCGCTCAAAACCAAAGGGAACACCCTCATTTTATTCAACTATGTCGAGATCCATGGAAGACCCCTCGCATCTCTCATTGAAGCAGAGGCAGGCAATAGAAAAGTATATTTCATCTCTGGAAAAACAGAAGCAGAAGCAAGAGAATACATCCGACGAGTTATTGATAAAGAAAGAGACGCAATCCTTGTGGCTAGCTTTGGCACTACTAGCGCTGGTATCAACATTGTTAACCTTGACAATATTATTTTTGCCTCTCCTACTAAATCAGTAATAAGACTGTTACAAAGTATTGGGCGTGGTTTAAGAGTATCTGAAAAAAAGAAAACACTCAAAGTATACGATATTGTAGATGATTTATCTCTTGGAACACATAAAAATCATGTTTTAAAACATTTTGAAGAGAGATTAAAAATTTATAAAAAAGAAAAATTTGATTATAAAGTATTTTCAATAGGTTTTAATGATTTGCAAAAAGATAAATAATAAGGAAGGGAGGACATATAAATGTCCGATTCACTTCCTGAGAATCCTCTCTCAGGCATTTTAAGAGTTGTTAAGTTGATAACTGGCGATGAACTTGTCGGTTTAGTCAACGAATCAATGCCTGATAGAATAACAATTAAACTTCCAGCAAAGTTGGAAGCATATCATCAAAAAAATGCTAACAATGAAATAATTGAATACGTTAAACTTGCAAATTATGCTGCAAGTTTAAAAGGATACGAAATTACGGTACAAAGATCTTCAATTATTTACATAGGTCAGCCAAATGTTGAATTAGAAAAAATGTATGAAATATATTTTATAGCTATGCAAACTGACCCTAAATCAGTTTCATCAAATATGCCAGATGGCACAATAAATGTCGATGATGGATTGCATTTATTAAATGATCTTTTTAATAATCCAGATTTTGTAAATTTTGTAAATGATTTGATTGAAAATTTTGAGGGTGTTGAAATTTTAACAGATCTTGATGAGGATGATGAACCAGAAACCCCTACAATGGCTTTAGAAGACGTAGAGCAAGAACCTGCACCACAGCCAAAGAAACGCCGTCCAATTAAACCTGAGGGCAATAAGATGCCTTATAAACCAAATAATCCTCCAGAGGATCCTAAAAGCTGGTCTGACAATCCCTCGGATTACTTATAATTAAGGTGCTGGATCTTGGTAATCGGGACCTAATTCTTCTGGTGCGTCCGGATTTAATTTATAATATGAATATTTAAAGGTGCAAGATGCTTTTAATATTGGGGCATCTGGAACATCTACTTGCAAAATTAATCCAGACAATCTAGTTGGAATTAAATGATTAAATTCAACTGTAAGGACTGGATTCGGATCATCGCAGTTTATTGGGGCATGTAAAATTAAAGAAGCAGTATAATGCCAATCTCTATAAGCCAAATCATAATCTGATGCATTTTCTATATTTGTAATATCACGCATCCAAGAGTAAATACTTTTCCAGTTTGCTAAATTAGCATCTACTAAAAATTCTATAGTTAAAGGTTCAAACTGTGCTACTAAAGTTGGTACCGGTACTGTTGTGCCAAAAATTGTTGGTTGTGATTGATCTGGTACAGTTATACCCGGTAAATTTGCTTTTTGTACCATCAATTCTAAAATAGTTGTTCCACGGTTTATTACTAAAGTAAAATAATTACCGTAAAGATTATTAATATCATTTTGGCAAGGGTTTCCTGGCATAAAAATATTTATGGTAAAGAAAAACCTCCCGATTTCTCGGGAGGTCTTCTTTTTTTACTTAACTGATTCTATCAGGCTCCGGTATTACCGTGTAGGTTTCTTACATTGGTAAGGCGGTAGTATTGATTCAACCCAGCAGTGAGTGCTTCACCATCTGGTGCAGTTCCGTTTAGAACGTAGGGGTTAGCTACGATACCGTAACGGGTCTTGAATGCAATGCGTGGTTGGAAATCAGTTGGATTTACAGCTCTGACCATTTGTAGTGGAACGTATGGGCAGTAGAAGAGACCGGCATCATATGGCGATTCGCCCTTATAACCGGTGCAGAAGAAGTTTACTCCTGCTGGAACATAAGGATCGATGTAGACGCGGATCTTACCATTGAGTAGACCAGCAAATGTGCTTTGAGTATCATCAACATTTAGTTGAGGAGCAATAGCTGGGCTGAGGCTCATGAATCCAGACATAGCAAGGGCAGCTGCTGTATCGCTATCAGTTATGATAAAGTTACCTTTACCGCGACGTGTTTCCTTAGCGATTGCGTTGCACTCACGTTCAATTTGGAAAGTAAGACCACGGAATCTTTCTGCAGACCAACGACCATCAGCATCAACTGTAAGGTTGTAAGTTCCAGGTACATTAATGTCGCCTTGTACGCTTCCTTGACGAGCAACGTAGTAAATTGTGCGAACGATCTCGCGGTTGATTTCAGCAAGAATTTCGGTGCTGAGAAGATTTGCGAGTTCGGCTTCAGCATCGAGACCGTGAACAGCCTTAAGGTCTTGAGCCAATTCAATTGTGTAGTTGCTGGATAGAGCGCGTGTACGAGCTTGTACTGCAACACGGTCAATTGAGAATGCCATTTGGTTAAAAGTAGTTGGGCTACCAAGAGCTTCACCAGTTGCAGTCAACATTCCACGGAAAGCACTGAAGTTTGCAGCGCCTAGACCGCTAACAAGAATTGGGTTACCCCAGCTGTTACCGCAAGTACCGCAGAGACCGTAGAATGCACATTGACCTTTGTCAACTGCAGCTAAGGTATATCCTGAACCACCCCATTGTGGTTGTGGTTCTTGGAACATTGCTTCACGATAGTTGGCAGTATTGCCGTAGGTGAATCCACCGTAGTTAGCGCGCATTGCAAAGATGAGGCCAGTTGGGGCGGTCATTGGTTGAACGCCGCAAACATCATAGGCCATCAAGTTTGGCATAGAACGACGAACTAGGCTGATAAGAACAGGATCATAGCCAGAAACGTTACCAACGTTGGTAAAGCTTTGTGGCATGCCCAAGTTACCGGAAGACATATCTTCGGTAATGTGTTGGGCACGGATTGCTTGTTCTTGGTTCTCAAGAAGGACAGCGGTGACCTTCTTACGGTAATCGTCAGCGATAGTTGGAAGAGCGCCGTGATCAAGCACGGGATTCCACTTCTCTGTTAAAATATCATATGGTGTGTTATCTTGAAAGTTCATTTGATTAAATTCTCCTAAGTAAAATTATTTATAAATTTGTAAAGTTAGATCTTTTTGTTTAGTCTACCAATTACGTTTGCGTAATTTTCTACAGTATTATTTTCGATTGGTTTTACTGCAGAAAAGGTCATTTCTTCATTAATTGGTTGATAAGAAACTGGTTGGCTTGGACGAACAAAATTTGATTGGGTATTGAGGTAATTGTCTTTAATAGCCATCAATTTGTTACGGTACTCATTGACGTTTTCAAAAGAAACGTTTTCCATCAATGATTGAAGTTTTTCAATTTGAGTGTCTGCAAGATCTCTGGTTTCTGCAACAAATACAGTTGCACATTCATTGATCATCAAGTTTTTCTTGATTTGCATATTTTCATTGATGGTTTGATTTAATGATTCTTCCAATTCTCTATTTTGAGCGTAGAGCTCATCCAAAGCATTGTATTTTTCATTTGGAACATCGATGTAGTGATTTTCAAACAAGTTCTTCAAACCGTTGATAAAGTTTTCAGCAATTTGAGTCTTGATTCCTTGTTCAACTGAAAGTTGATTATCTTGCATCCATTCTTCAACAACATAATCCAAATAATCATCAACTTTTTCTACTAAAGTTGTAGTTACGTTGTTTAGATATTCTTGAACGCCTTCATCTAGTTTAGTTACTAAACTTTGAACTTTGTAATCAACCTTTTGGTTAACTGCAGCTTCAAAGATTCCTTCAAGTTGAGAAACTGCATCGGGTGAAATATTTTCACCAAGCAAAGAAATTAGAGCTGAACGGAAGTTTTCGTTAGCAGATTCTTCAACTTCTGTTGGCTCACTTTCTTCTTCTTCCTCTTCTTCCTCAACTTCTGGTTCTTGTTGCGATTGTTGCGAAGAACCACCCATCATGTTTGGAGCAAAAGCACCAGCCATTGCAGCGGCTGGAGTTGGAACTTGAGCCTTAGCTAGGTTGTTTGCTTTAACAACAGGTTGTGGTGTGAGTGGAGTTTTTCCGTCTGGAAGCATAGAAACGCCATTTACTGGCATTGCTAACATTCCGGGCATGTTCATCATTTGTTGTTCGTTTAACTTTTTCATTTTTTTATCCTTAGACATAAATTATTTATAAATCAGTAAATTCCTCGTTGTCGTCCTTTTAGAAGCCAGCCACCAGCAGTTTCTGTTGCTGCTGTCTTGGCTGGAATACCTACGGCAAGTTGAGCATAAGCGGCATCAGCACCAAAAGCTTTTGTGACCCAATCTAGAGGATCAATGCCCATAGCCGCCATATCTGTAACCTTTCCAGCTACTAGTTCACCTAATTTTCCAAATCTTGGTTTTCCAGAAGTTTCCCAGTGTTTTGGGCCACCCATTAACCCTTTATCTTTTAATGATGATTTAACTGCCATAGATAGCGGTGTGCCCGGACCAATACCAGATTTTGTTCTTTCAATTTCACCTATTGAAGAGGGTACACCCAAATAATCTAATGCAAGATCTGCTTTAATTGATTGCTTTAATGCATAAACTTGTGCTGGGCTTTTTATTCCTATTCCAATCATTTTACCCAAAATGCCCAAACCAGTAGCATCTCCACCACCCATACCTTTAAGTTTTCCGATAGCTCCTGGTAATCCTAATCCATAGGTGATTAAATTGAGATTATAATCAATCATAGGATCAACTAAAGTTTTTGTAACAGCCCAATTTGCTTGAGTTGTTATGTCAGCTCCTATTGGCATTTCAGTACCAGGAGCAGGTGGCGTGCCTGCCCATGGTTTACTAAGTTCACCTTTTTCAAAAGTATCTTTTGGAATTAAACCACCACCAATTGTATCAACACCAACACCAGAACCACCAGGTGCACTTTTTCTAGCTTTTAATTCGCCAGTTCTTTTTGGTGCAGTTGCTTCTAAAATAAATTGTGTTGAATATTGATCCAATAAGGGCATTAAAGATTCCTAAAATATTGTTCAAATACTTTTACTATATTTTTTTCTAACTTTTTTGAAGAAGAATTTTTAATTATTCTTCTAGCATTATTTAGTTCTCTTTCAGACCATAATCCATTATTATAAATCCACTCCCTACCTTCCATGATACCATTTACGAATGCATTTGGAGCAGATGGATCTGCAACAATATCAATTGCTGCCAACATAAAATCTTCTTGAACTTCTTGATAGCCATTTTTAGATTTTAAAGATCCCATACCGCGAGTAGAAACACCGAGTTGAGCTCCCTCATCAATAAGATTTTTTACAATCTTACCCATTGGGGTGTCCATCACCTTTGCTTTACCATAAACATTTCTACCATCTTCGTAAAGCTCTTTTACGATGTGAGAAACGCGATCAAGGTTTACAGTTGGTCCTGTTGGATGGTTTAATTCACCTAAAGCTCTACCTTTTTGGACATATTCATTAATATATCTTTTACATTCTTTTAGTAGAGTATTTTTTGGATAAATTCTACCATTACGATTTTTAACATCAGACTGCATAAAAACACCTTCAATAAAGTAATTTTTATCTCCATTACCTACATTTTCTTTGATATATTTTATGTCTTCTGTGAGTTCTGTGATCAGTTTCATTTTAAATCTTTCTGATTTTAAAGTTTATAATTCATCTCTACCGTAGCGAAATTGTGGAGGTATTTCATAACCAGGTGGTTGTGGTCTAGTTTCTCCATTTGGCAATCTTGGTTCTTGAGGTTCGGCGGGATCTCCTCTTCCAGGAGTTCCACCTCTGTCAATAAATCTTCTTAGTCTTTCGTAATAATAATCCCAGGCTTGACGATTTCTTCTATCTTCAGTGCGCTGTCTCCATTCTTGTTCTCTTGCAAATCTTCTGTCCCATGCTTCTTGTTTTGCTCTATCAGAATTGAGACGTTTCATAGCCTCTTTCCATTTTTTATAAGCCTCCTCATACATTCTATTACCAGCTTCACCGGGTGGATAATCTTCTCTCTGTGGAGGTCTGTCTTCACCAAATGGTTCTGGGAAATAATCTTCTGGGTTTGGATTATAATCTGGCCCAGGTGTATAATAAGGTGGCTTTGGCCAGGGATTGGGAGCAGTTACAACTGGATAGTCTGAGGGATCTCCACCAAAAGTAGGAATTGGAACTTTAAATCCTGTTCCAGGTATTTCAAACATAACAGGTTCACCAAAAAGATCTGGTGGTGGCAATGCAGAAGATTCATTTATTGAACCAAATAAACTCTTTGAAATATCAATATATTTTTGTTTTAATTTTGAGTTTAATTTAGAATACAAAAGAGTATTTGATTCTTCTTTAAAAGAAAGAATATTTTCTTCCAATATTGATTTAATTAAATTATTTTGCATTATGCGTATTCTCCACTGCCCTCTGGCCTTAAAATGTTGCTATAACTTGGTGGACTGTAATCTCTCGGTGGTCCATTTTCCGGCTTTTCTGGCTTTGGTCCAGGAGGATAACGACCATCCGCTGCTTTTTGTCTCCATTTTTTAAGAGCACTATAATAAGCATTCCAAGCTCTTACTAATTCTCTGTATGCTCTCTCATGTTGTAAATAAATTTTTCTTCTTTTTTCATATTCATCGTATTTTGTTTTTTCTGTTTTTTTATTAAATGGATTTGATTTGCATGGGGGTGGTAAATATTCACATGGATTTGGTTTATCCCCGTCAGGATCAAACTCTGTTGGATAATCTACTGGAAAATCTACAATTTCTTCATCGCCGCCAGATGTACCGGTAGGAGGAGTTGGTTTTGGTGGTAAACCGGGTGGACTAACTACTCCAACATCGTAATCGTGTCTAAAAATATTTTCTCCCATACTTTCATTTACAAAAAGCAAATTTTTAGAAATATTAATGTATTCTTGTTTTAATCTATTTGAAGTTTTTGTTTTTAAAATATTAGCAGCATCTTCTCTAAATTGAACAATATTTTCCTCTAAAATACTTTTAATTAAATTTTTTTGTAAATTATTTTTCATAGTAATTTTTTTGCTTTCTGGTAAAAGCTAATATTTTGCTTTAATCTATATGGTGATTCAAGAATATCCTTTACCATTTTATCTCTATTTTGCGAAGACAAACTTTCAAAAAGATTTTTTAAAGAGTCCATATCCGATTCTGAAATATTTATAACAGATTGATTTTTTAATTTTAATTTAAAATTTGTCTTTGGATCATAATTTTTAACAAAATTAACAAAATACTTTAATTCATTGCTCTGCGGTGTTGATTCAAAATTTTCAAATAATTTTTCAGCAACAACTTGATTTATTTCTTCTATAGCTGAATTTAACTTTAATGAAAGACACTGACTCATTCCTTTTTTAAATGCGTTATCATCTTCTGATAATAATTGTTTTATTCCATTACTTAAAATATTTGTTGTCAAGTTCATTGTGGTTGTTCCCCGCCCATTTGAGCCTGCTGCTGCATCATAAGTTGTTGCATCTGTTCTTGACGCATTTTTTCTATATCAATTTTCATTTGTTGTTCAATTGTTTGAATTTCTTCATCTGTTTGTCGTAGTATTTTTCTCTTGATAAACTCAGAAGAAAAATATTTTCCAACATATGGTTCAACAATAGAAAGCATTTTAATACGTTCAGCTAAAATTTCTGACTCTTTAAGATCCCAAAAATAGTTATCAGTATTAAATACAAATTTAATTTTTTGACTTAATACTTTCCAATCTTCCTCTGTTACCACACCCCGTAATAAAAGTTGAACTCTTAAAAAGTCATAAAAAAGTTTTGAAAAGTGAAATCTAAGTCTTTCTACAAATTTATAAAATTTAACTTCTTCTCTGGTAATTTCTACTGAGCGACCCATATTAAATCCAGATTGGTCTGCCACAAGACGGCTTAAAGGAACATTTAATGAATTATAAAGTTTCTTTTTAAAGTAATCAACGTCTTCAATTTGAGACATTGCATTACCTCCAGGAAGAGTTGTAATCTGTGTTCCCTGCGATCCTTCACGTCTTGGCAACCAATAGTCTTCAAGAATAGAAAGATGGTTTCTTTCATCTCGGATTTCACCAGTGCTTTGATTGTATATTATTCTATTGCGGAATCTACTCATCATATCCCGCATATATTGTTCAGCCTTTTGTTTTGGCAGTTGCCCTACATCAATATAGAAAACTCTTCTCTCAGGTGCGCGGGCAACCCGGTAAACTAGAAGAGCATCTTCTAGTTGTCTTAACATATTTAAAGGTCTTATTGCTTTATGAAGATATCCCAAAACTCTTTTGGTATTCATATCAATAACACCAGAGGGAACATAAACAACGCTATCCATTGAAAGATGAAGCCCACCCGGACCCGTTAATAAGTAAGAATCTTTGTCAGAATCTGTATAAAGATAATATTCTTCAATTTCTTTAATTATTGATACCGGCTGTTGAAATCCTTTTTGTGGTTCTTTTTTTACTTTTCTTACTTTTTTAATTTTAAGAGGATCAATTGGTAAAATTTCTTTAATTCCCTCTTGCGGATTATCTTTGTCAATTACAATATTATAAAAAAGTCTAGAGTCAACATACCATCTTCTAAAAATTTCATAACCTCTATGATTAAAGTCTAATAGAGTAGTTATATGTTCAAATTCTTTATAAATTTTTGTTTTAATTCCATCCGAAATGGGAACATCTCTAAGATCTAATTTTACGGGGGTAGTGTCTGTTCCCTTTACTATAGATGCGTTTACAATTTCTTCAATTGCATTATCTACTTCAGGATAAACAGCCATATTTCTGTATTGAATAACAGCACTGGTTTCATCCCGTAGAGTACCTGTATAATCTATTGCACTACTAAAAAAACCACCAGCTTCAACTGTTACAGTTCCGTCATATGTTTCAGGAACTGAAAATTTTTGAAGCACCTCTTCTTGGGCTTTTTCACCGTATTTTTTCTTACCAAATTCAAATCCAAAAAGTTCTATTTCCATATTTTACCTATTATAGTTAGTCTGGAGTTGTTCCACCAACTTGCTGAGTAACATTGCTAATTGTAATCCAATCATAAAGAAATATTACTGTAAATTGATTTATGGTATTTGGATTTGCCATATTTATTGGAATATCCATAATCGTTCTTGGCCAAATTCCATACATTTTAAATTCTTTTAGTGGAGTAGATTCATTGCCATTTAAATTTAAATGTTTTATAGTCCAATAATTTGCTTTATAAGTTGAAGATGTAGTTGGAATAGCAGAATTATTTGTAACATGGTTATTAATATTATTATGCCAATTATGAATTTTTTTCCATGTATCGTTTGTACCGGTATCATCTATAACGGCAACACTCCAAGTTTGATATTGCTTTTCTCCAGGATAAAAACCTTTTCTACCCATCCAGTTATATTCAATGGGAAGTGTTGATAGAGCAGGAATTTGTGTAGCTCTTACATGAAATTTACTAATTTGTCCACCACCATAAGGTATAGCACCTTCAATTAAAAATCTATTTTGGCGTGTTCCACCAGAAAATTGTGTTTTAAAATCTGAAATGTGTATGTTTGATAAAGCCATAGTTTATAATCCTGTTTGTATGTTATAGTAATCAAAAGTCATTACTACACTAAACACACTTTGATCAGCTTTTGCCATATCTAAATCTAGATTACTTATTTGACTCGGCCAACAATTTATAAGTTGTATAACTCTTAAATTTGCTCCATTTAAATTTAATTGATTTAAAGTCCATGTTTTTTGTAATCCACTATAATCAAAATCACTACTATCAACTAAATGTTTATCATGAGAATCTAATAAATCTTTCCATTTATTAAACGCTTTCCATAAATTATTGGCATTTCCATCATCATATACTCCAAGTGTCCACGAACCATATACACGATCTCCAGCAAAATTTAATAATCTTCCTCTATATGGTACATTTATAGTACCAACTTCTGATTTTGGTAAATTTGCCGAAAATACTTTAAATGTTGTATCATCATTATCAACTAATACCCCACTTGGCCAAGTAGCAGAAACTTGAAATCTATTTGCTCTAGTTCCACCATTAAAAGCATTTTTAAAATCGGAAATTGAGTTAGACATTTTTTATGCTGTTGCGCTTACGCTTATATTAAAGGCTGTGCTAGCCAATATTGGTTTTATTGTCACGGACGCGTTAATTGTAGTTGAATTATCAGTGTTATTTGATCCATCACATATAACTTGGGTAACGCTACTGTCGATATATTGTGCAACAGTAGTTAAAAATAATTCAATTTCTGTGGTTATTGAAGCTCTTGTTGAAGCATTATTTACCTTAAACACATATGTTGTTAATATATCTTTTGTTGCTTTTTCGATAATATTTTTAAGATAAGCTGGACCAACTCTTTCATTTGATGTATAAGTTGCTCCTACGGCAGCTGTAGCACCAACTAAATCAGAACCCAAGAAATAACTTACTAATCCCCCAGAATCTACTTGTGAGTAAAAATTAACTCTATTTTTTTTATAAATGTCTTTTGTGATATCATCAGACCATTGAACAATATTTGTAATTCTTCTATTTAATGGTGTTGATAAATCGACACCAGCAATTGTTAATGGAAGTTGTTGGTTATTTTTTGATCTAGTAAACGCTCCAGCTACATCAGCAACAGAAGAAATTGTATATGTAAAACTAGAGCTAGTAGATAAAGATGAAGTATCTATAGTTTGTGTTCCCTGAGCAGCAATATTAAAAATTCTATTTGCTACAGTTACACCGGAAGTAAAATTAACGGAAGATGCAGCAGAAAATAAAGAATCAAAATTTGCTGCAGTGTAACCCGTTCCATTGCTAACTGATGGAAAAATTCCTATGATATACGGATTTTTTTCAATAAATTGAGCTGTACTTTGTGAAGCTGTTTGTCCAATTAAAACATCAATTTTATTTGAAGTGCTGTTTTGATAAGTTATAAATCCAGTGCAACTTCCCGCAATTAAAAGATTACCACCGTAAGAAAGATAATTTAAAGCATGTAAGAAATCAAAACCTATTGTTCTTCCACTCAAAACATTTCCACTATAACTAAAGAAACCAAAAGTTCCGCCCTCTGTGTTTGCAGATACTAAACAATATGTAACTCCACCCAACAAATTTAAATCATTTATAAGCTCATTATAATTGTTATACAAAATATAAGAATCTGATGTGGCTCCTCTGGTTGGGCTTGCTATTGCTGATCTGGCATAAATCAACCAACCAAAAAGGCCACCGGGATCGTTACTAGCTGCTCCAGAGGCTCCATTAAAAGTTGGAGCCGAATATGCAGATCCTGCCAACATAGCAGCATAAAGAGGTATGGTGACTGATTCAGTTTCAAATACACTTGGAGCAATAAAGGAGTTTAATGATGGTGTTGGCATAGTTTTCTCTATTTATAGAAATATTTATCAATTTTTTAAGCTGGATGCCAGACAACTTCACCATCAGAAAATCCCTCATCATCACTATTTGAATTTAACATAAAGAGTGTATTGTCTTCTTCTGGCTTTTTTGCTTCTTCAAAATTTAACTTTGCAGATTCTATTAAATCAGCAAAATATTCTTGCCGGCATAGCCAAGCAAAAAATACTAAAGTCATTACCAAATCATCATTGTGACCTTCATCTGCTTTAAAAGTATTTGATCTTGAAATAAAAGTCATCAGCTCATTAATTATTCTTTCATCATTTATTAACAGTTTATCCTCTTCAATTAATCTTTTTAATATTGAGCATCCTAACTTTTTAGTCTGCGCTGTTGTTCTTAACCCGTATTCACTTCTATTTCCTGCAAATCCTTGAGATAAAATTTGACCTTTTCGACCTTTTATTACGGTCATCAATAAATTTTCATATTCTAAATCATTATATAAAATGCTAGCAACTTGGCCACCTATATCATTTGTTTCTATTAAAACATATGCATTATTATATTTTTCTGCTATATTTTTAATTATAGTTGGAAAATGAAAAGGACTTACAGTATTATTTTTATAAGAGGCAACAACTTCATATGTTGATTTATTTCCATTTAAAACAGTTATTGCAGAATAATCAGATCCCTGTCCTCTAGAAACGTCAGCCATTAAAAAATAAATATCGTCTTTATCTGGTTGTTTAAAAATTCTTAAACCCTCTTTATCCTCAGATAAAAAATGTTCTGGTGCCAATATGTTTAGTTTTGTTGAAGAAATTAATGTATTAGAAGAACCAAGAAAACTACAGCCGTATTCTTGTTGAAATTGTTCTTCACTAGTATTTGCTATTTGTTCTGCAGCCCAAGCATCATCTCTGCGAGGTCCACCCGGTGTTATTGGCACATCTCTCCACGATACTTCAATAGGTACAAATTTATTTTTAAGTTTGTGCCCTTCTGCCCTATTTGCATCAATCCAAAGTTTATGAAAGTGATTCATGCCATTTGGAGTAGAAACAATAATAAGCTTTGTAGTAGTACCAGCAGAAATTGTTGGATACGTAGAAGAATAAAATTCTTCAGCTACGTGAGACGGTAAGAAGGCATACTCATCTAGTAGAAGTAAATTAAAGGATCCACCACGGATTGCACTTGAAGATGTTGCATCACAAATAACTCTAGAGCC